ATCCAAAGCATCATTGACAACATGAATTTGTCTAACCGTGAAGAACTGTTAGCAGCAATGTCAAAAGCTATGCAGCCTAACCCACAAGCACAACAAATGGCTATGGCAACACAACAAGCACAGCTTGAGTTCCAACAGTCACAAACCGCAGCGTTGTCTGCTCAGGCTCAAGAATCTGCAGCTAGGGCTACTAAGTTGGCAGCAGAAGCTCAGGTAGTTCCTCAGGAGTTAGAGATTGACAAGATTAACGCCATTACCCGAAACCTCAAAGAAGGTGACCAAGAAGATAAAGAGTTTGAGCGACGTATGCGTGTTGCAGACACTCTTCTTAAAAACAAAGCAATAGAAGGCAAAACGAATGTTAATAACCCAGAAAGAAATGCAACTCCTGCTAGACCAAATCAACCACAAGTTCAGCGACCAGTTCGCCCGGTTGGACCAGCTGGAAGCCAAGGTGGAGGAACTGAGTAATGCCCAAGTCAAAGGACCCAAAACTAGCACGAGCGGGCGTAAGCGGGTACAACAAACCAAAGCGGACGCCTAGTCACCCGACTAAGAAGTTTGTAGTAGTAGCCAAAGAAGGTGACAAAACAAAAACCATACGTTTTGGTGACGCTAAGATGACTATTAAGAAAGACCAGCCTGCGCGACGTAAGTCGTTTAGAGCGCGTCACAAGTGTGACACAAACCCACCCAGCAAACTCACGGCGAGGTACTGGTCTTGTAAAAAGTGGTAAAACAGCCGTGAGGCTAAAGCACGTCGTGATGACGTTAGGAGAACACAATGCGAACACTATTAGTAGCAGTATTGCTGCTGTCGTTACAGGCATCAGCAGACACTAAGATTCTCATAGAAAAAGCAGATCAACAGTACGTAGTTATACCAAGCTGCAACGTATCTGAAGACGTAACTCAAGTAGCAATACATAAGCTTAGAGTAGGCGCACCAGTATACATGAAACACAAAGGACGACAAGTCCGGTGTACAATTGAAGACTACTATCAAGTAAGGAGCTAGACATGCCTAAAGGACCCGGAACATACGGAAGCAAAGTAGGACGACCACCAGCAAAGAAAAAGAAGCGAGGTAGTTGTGGCAGCAAAAAGAAAAAGTAGCACTAAGAAAGCTAACGACGCTTGTGCGCGTAAGGTCAAGTCTAGGTACAAAGTCTGGCCTTCCGCATACGCTTCTGGTGCAGTCGCCAAATGCCGTAAGGTAGGTGCTAAGAACTGGGGTAACAAAAGTGGCCGTAAGAAAAAGTAAGAAGGGTGCATCCCTTAAGAAGTGGTTTAAGGAAGAGTGGGTAGACGTTAAGACAGGTAAACCCTGTGGACGTAAGTCTGCAAAGAAAGGTAAGTCTAAGCGTCCCTACCCCTCTTGTCGTCCTAAGGCTGTTGCAGCTAAGATGACTAAATCTGAAAAAGCTTCTTCTGCTCGCCGCAAGACAGGCCCCAAGGCAATCAAACACGCTGTTACAGCTTCAGGGAGACGAAGAAAAAAGTGAGTTACGAAACTAAAGTAAAGCAAGCTTTAGATATATGTTTAAACAAAAACTACTTCAAAGGAAACAAAAACGAAAAAGCCATAGTGATGTACTCAGGTGGTATGGACAGTGTGTCATTACTATGGAACCTTTTGGAACACACAGAACAGGACATACACGTACACTCAATACACATCGACAACTCTGAAGGTCGTGTCAAAGCGGAAGCAGAAGCAGTTAAAAACACAATTAACTACATGAAGGAACACCAAAGACCCTTTGAGTTTTCTTCTTCGGTTTACTCCCTTAAAGCTAAATATCCGGGAGGCAAAGACATGACGCTTGCGTTGTTTCAAGCTATGAGAGTGTCTTCTGCAACAGGTGAACAATTTAACATTGTGTATACAGGTGACTACACTATAGGTAGAGACGAAGGTTCAGAAGCACAGGGCGTGTTAAACGCTCTCTGCACAAGCCGACGAAATAAACCAGTGTGGTTAGCTCCTTTTGAAGAAATGTCTTTAATATCCCTAGAACGTAGTAAAGGCATTTACTTAAGCATGCCTGAGTACCTTCGTAACAACTACTGGTCTTGCAGAAAACCAACAGAGTTACTTAGTGGTTTTGTTGTTTGTGGCGAATGTCATGCTTGTAAAAGACAAGAGGCTATGCAAAAAGACTTGACATCTACATAAAAATATGCTATAATAAAACTATAGTTAACAACATTAGAGGAAACTATGACTCCTGAGCTTGAAACCTACTTCGACAACTACAACGAACTCTTCAATCACGAAGGTTTCAAACAACTCTTACAAGAGTTATCCAACAATGCACAACAATTGGCTGACATTCAGACAGTCAAGGACACAGAAGACCTATACTTCCGTAAAGGCCAAGTTGCTGCTTTCGCTACTGTAATCAACCTTCAGGGTACTATAGAAGCGGCTAGAGAGCAGGCAGAAGCCGAAGAAGAAGGCCCTGTTGATGTATAAAATCTATGACTTCCGTTGTACTAACGGACACGTCTTTGAAGAAATGGTAGAGAGTACCGTTACAACCAGTAGGTGCGGTTGTGGCGCGAACGCTACACGTATGGTATCTGCCCCGTCCTTTCACTTAAATGGCGCTGATGGTTCATTCCCCGGCGCTCACATGAAGTGGGTTAAAGAGCACGAAAAAGCAGGTAATAAACAGTAACATCTCCACAATGATAACGATCACGGAGTTTAATTATGTCTAGAGCAACGATTCTAGATCTGCCCCCTGAAGAGGAAAACGCGGATCAAATCGAACAAAGCGAAGTTAACGAGATTCGACAAGAACCTGTTGAGCAACCTCAGCCAGAAGAAACCAACTTGCCGGACAAGTACCAAGGTAAGTCTTTAGAAGAAGTAGTTAAGATGCACCAAGAAGCTGAAAAGCTACTGGGTCGTCAGTCTTCTGAAGTAGGCGAACTTCGCAAAGTGGTGGATGACTACATTAGTACTCAAACACCCGCCCAAGCACCTCAACAGCAACACGTTGAGCCTGAAGACGATATTGACTACTTTACAGATCCTCAAGCAGCCGTCAATCGTGCTATTGAGAATCATCCTAAGATTAGGGAAGCACAGCAGTACACTGAGCAGTACAAGAAGCAAACTTCTTTAGCTGCTGTACAGTCTAAACATCCAGACATGCAAACAATCCTTGGTGATCCCAAGTTTGCAGAATGGATTAAAGCTTCCAAAATCAGGACTCAGTTGTTTGTAGCAGCTGACCAACAGTACGACGCTGATGCCGCAGACGAACTCTTCTCACTCTGGAAAGAACGGAAGACAGTAGCTAGGCAAACTGCCGCAGTTGAAAAGCAGGCACGTAAGCAGACACTCAAGGCAGCTAACACAGGCAACGCACGAGGCACTGGTGAAGGGACACGTAAAAAGGTATATCGCAGGTCCGACATTATTAAACTAATGAAAACAGACCCCGAGCGTTACCAAGCATTGTCAGACGAAATACTACAAGCTTATGCGGAGGGTCGGGTCAAGTAATCTAAAGGAGATTAATCATGGCTAACGAAACTTCGGGAACCTACTTTACAGCTAATGCTGTAGTAGACAAAACAGCAGCAGGTACGTTTATTCCAGAAATCTGGAGTGACGAGATCATTGCTGCATATCAAAAAAACCTCAAGATGGCTCCTCTTGTCAAGCGCATTCAAATGTCTGGCAAGAAAGGCGATGTAATCCACATCCCTAAGCCTACTCGTGGTTCAGCTTCTGCTAAGGCGGAATCAACTGCGGTAACAATCCAAGCGAACCTTGAGTCAGAGTTGCAGATCAGCGTAGATCGTCACTTCGAGTACTCACGTCTGATCGAAGACATCGTTGAAGTACAGGCTCTCAACAGCCTCCGTCAGTTCTACACAGAAGACGCTGGCTACCAGCTTGCTCTTAAGGTAGACACTGACCTTATCAACGCTGCTACTGGCTTCGGTGATGGTACTCGTACACAGTCTCCAGCTAACACTGGTGCTAACTGGGTTAACAGCAACAGCTATTACTTCAATGCCGCTGCTGGCCTTGCTGCTTACGCTGCTGACACTGTAACTTCAGGCGACAACTTCACTGACCTTGGTTTCCGTGAGGCTATCAAGAAGATGGACGACGCTGACGTTCCTATGGAAAACCGTGTCCTCGTTATTCCACCTGCAGTACGTAAGTCTATCATGGGCATCGACCGATACGTGTCTTCTGACTTCGTAGGCGGACGTGGTGTAGAGTCTGGCCTCATCGGTAACCTCTACGGCGTAGACATCTACGTTTCAAGCAACGCTCCAGTAATCGAAGCATCAGGTCAGAACAGTGCTTCTACTGCTGACACTCGTGGTTGCTTGTTCTTCCACCAAGATGCTCTCGTAATGGCAGAGCAAATGGCTGTACGTTCGCAGACACAGTACAAGCAGGAATACCTGTCAACACTGTTCACTTCGGACACTCTGTACGGTGTACAAACATACCGTCCAGAAGCTGGCTTCATCCTCGCAGTTTGCGACGAGTAAGTCCACTAGGGGGTCAGCAATGGCCCCCTTTCCTTTCTCCTCCTTCTTCTCTGCAATAGGACTTTCCGATGTCGAACTACACTAAGACTACAGACTTTGGGGCTAAAGACTCATTACCGACAGGCGACTCTGGTAAGATTATTCGCGGAACTGAGTTTGAAACAGAGTTTGACGCGATCTCTACTGCTATCGTAACCAAAGCAGATATTGCAGGTCCGACCTTTACAGGCACGTTGACCTACGAAACTATTTCCGATGGGACTATTAGCATTACTGCGTTCGTTGATGAAGACGATATGTCATCCAACAGTGCTAACCTAGTTCCTACACAGCAGTCCGTAAAAGCGTACGTTGACTCACAAGTCACTGCTCAAGACCTAGACTTCCAAGCTGACTCTGGCGGTGCGCTAAGTATCGACCTAGACAGCGAAACACTGACCTTCACAGGCGGCACTGGTATTGATACGTCTGGCTCAGGTAATGCTGTTACCTTTGCTATTGACTCTACCGTTGCCACACTGACTGGCTCACAAACACTAACTAACAAAACGCTTACGTCTCCTGTTCTAAACACAGGTGTATCAGGTACGGCTGTACTTGACGAAGACAACATGGCGTCTAACTCAGCTACACAGCTTGCTACTCAACAATCTATTAAGGCTTATGTTGATAGCCAAGTTGGAGCTAACAACGAACTATCTGAGATTCTAGCCAACGGAAATACAACGGGCGGAACAAACATTGTCTTTGGTGACAGTGCAAGCGTATCTGATGATCGCCTAGTATTTGGCGCAGGCAGTGACCTACAAATCTATCACTCAGGTACTCACAGCTACATTGATGATGCAGGTACTGGAAACCTTACCCTTCGTGGTAATGCGTCAGTAAGAGTTGAGAAGTACGAAGGCGAGATACTGGCTGACTTTGCGGCAGACGGTGCTGTCTCTCTGTACCACGACAACTCAGTTAAGATCGCAACGACTTCTTCGGGTGTAAGCGTTACAGGCAATGTTGCCGTAAGCGGTACGGTAGATGGACGTGACGTTGCGACTGACGGTACTAAGCTAGACGGTATCGAAGCTTCAGCAGACGTAACCGACACGACTAACGTTACAGCCGCTGGTGCGTTGATGGACTCAGAGTTAACCAGCATTGCTTCAGTCAAGGCTCTGAACCAAGGCGTTGCTACTACTGATAGTCCAACCTTTGCCGCTGTTACTGTCAACGGTAACGTAGAGTTTGATGGTTTGTCTGGCACAGGTTCAGTCACAGTCACAGACATTCTTGACCAAGATGACATGTCTGGTAACAGTGCTACTGCATTGGCTACTCAACAGTCGATCAAGGCGTATGTCGATTCTCAGGTTGCTACAGCAGACACACTGGCTGAGGTTCTTGCTAACGGTAATGCTACTGGTGGTACAGATGTTGCATTCGGTGACAACGACAAGGCTATCTTCGGTGCTGGCTCTGACCTACAGATTTACCATGATGGGTCTGCAAGCTACGTTGAAGACGCTGGCACAGGAAATTTAAGGCTTAAAACTAATGGCGTTGGCTTACAAATTTTAGACGGCTCTGATTTAAACTTAGCGTTGTTCAATGCAGGTAGCGGTCAATCATATCTATACAATGTTAACGGTGGCGTATCTACACAACGACTAGTCACAACCACCACAGGTATTGACGTAACGGGTAGTGTGACTGCTGATTCTGCCGTCATAGATAACATTACTATTGATGGTAATGAGATTGACGTAAGCTCTGGCAACCTAACATTAGACGTTGCAGGTAGCCTCAAGTTAGATGCAGACTCTAGTAACATTTACTTGGCTGATGGTGGAACTGATATTGGATTGCTTTCTACAAACAACCAAGACTTAAACATACGAAACCTAATTAGTAACAAAGATATTTATTTCCAAGGTAACGATGGCGGTTCAACAATCACTGCATTGACCTTAAATATGAGCGAAGCTGGAGAAGCCTCCTTTAACTCAGATGTTCTTCTTGGCGAGGCTAAAGTGCTTCGTTTCGGTACAGATCAAGATTTTAGAATTAGTTTTGACGGAACTAATGCAGTTTTACAAAACGTAACAGGTGACTCAGACATTGTTTTTAAGGGTAAAGATGATACCTCTATTATCACTGCCCTTACCCTTGATATGTCAGCGGCAGGAAAAGCTACGTTTAACGCAGGCGCTACTTTTGACGGCCAAGTAGGTATTGGCACTAGCAGTCCAGCCGCAACCCTGCATA